ATGGGTTAAATCTAAAGAACAATATAGTGTTATTGAGGGTTACATTAATCATAAATGGAATGGACTTACTTGTTTAGAATTAAGTAAAGTTATAGATAATATAATAACAGAAAATAATTTTTGGGTTGGTACGAGACATATTCATTCACCAGATACTATAACTAAATATGATTTAGTTTATTCAATAAATGAAATTTATAAATTAAATTTGAAAATACGACCAACTAGAACGACAACGCATTGCTATAGGAATTTAATTTCTAATTATAGTAGTATTGTTAAAAAATCTATATATGAACAGATTGTTGAAACTTATGAATTTAATTTAAAAAATCTAAATAAATAATTGTTATAATTCTTTACTTAAGTTAATTTATTAATAATTTTATATTATGATTAAAATTATTAATAAATGGGTACGGAAATATATTTCTTTGTTATCACTTTCATTATATAGAGTAGAAAAAAATATCTTAAAACAGGATGGTGGAGATTTATCATCATCAAATGATATTATACAGCGAGAAAGACAAGGAATGTTATCTGATGATTTGCTTCAAGGTAAGATAACACTTGAGGTGGTAACACTAAGAGCTAGATTATATAAGATATTACAAGCTAGTGCTAATTATGAACATACTGGTGGTGATAGATGTCGTAAAATAAATTCATCTATTAGTAAAAAAATAACCGGTGAACCATCTGATTCACATCCCGTAATCATGGTTATTCCAAATAATAAAATACCTAAAAATTTTTTAGATTCCAGTGATGATATTGATACCAAACCAGAGGTACCAATAATTATTGGTCGCTCTATTATCCCGAAATTTAAAATAGAGGAATATACTGAAAAAATGTATATTAAAGATATTGGTAATGGTAAAAATATGTTAGAATTTTTTATTAGTAAGTATAGAGATATATATGATAAAAAAACTTCATTTTTAGTAAAGCACATTGAACGCTCAATGATTAATCCTAAAACATCAGATTTTTTAGATATAAATGAGGTTGGATTTATAACATATAATTCAATTGGTGTTCAAGATTTCTTAGAATTTAAATATTCAGTATTGAATATTCATAAAATAATTGAATATAATGGTTATTTTGTTGTAAAGTTTATATGTGAACCAACCGTGAATGGGTTAAATATAACCGATAAATATATAAATGAGGTTTTAGACAATAAATATAAAAATAAAGAACAAAAGAGTGATACGCTATAACCACTAAAAATTATTGGTTAAAGTTTACATTTAATAATAAACCATTATTTTAATAATAAAATATAATAATGTATGAGTAAAATAGGTATAACACTTAATGAGGTATTAAGAGATTTCATAAATAGATTTGAATATATATATGGTAAGTATATAGATGATAGTATTGATATTGAAAAAAATCCAGTAAATTCGTTTGATTTAATAAAATATTTTAGTTTCGAGAATACCGAGGCTATGAATAAATTCTTATATCAAGACGCTGCCTTAGAAATATTTGGACACGCAGATGAACTTTATGATAATTTAATTGTTAGATTAAATTCATTCATATTAGACATGAAAGATTTATATGGTCATGATATTCAGATAATAAGCAGAGAAGCATCAACATCAATACCGGCAACATTTTGGTTTTTAAGTAAAACATTATGTAAATGCAATAACATTAAATTCGTTTCAAATTATGAGGATAAGTGGGATGATGTTGATATTTTAATAACTGCAAACCCGATAGCGTTAGATTGTAAACCAATTGATAAAATATCTGTAAAGGTTAATACAACATATAACACTGATGTAAAATCTGATTACACAATAGAAAGTTTATTTGATTTTATGAATAATGATACTCTAAGAAATAATGTTATAAATAATGTAAATAAAAACTCATAGAAATGATAAAATTTGGAAATGACATGTATTATATCGACTTTAAGGCAATAGCGAAGGTTATTGGTGAGGGTGATGAATTTGAGGCTCGTGAAATGGTCGATACTGAAACAATTAATTATTTTGGTTCGGATGGTTTAATTACTGGTAAACAAATAACGGAACGTAAATATTTAAAAGGTCGAGAATTCGATGCATCTAAATACGATATATTAAAAACAATGTTAGACGTTGTATTATACCAACCATATGAAGAAGTTGATGAAAAACTTGGGATAGAACACGCACTTGAAATTCAAAGCCTTCAATTTAAAATAGCTTTTAATACTTTGCTATTTAATAAGGTATTAGTTAAAATGAATATATAAAATATTATAAAATAATTAAAATGGAAGAAAATAAAGTAAAAGAAAACGCATTAAAACTTATAGAAAAGTTAGATAATAAAGATTTTGGGTTCTATTTTTTCACCCTAGATACTAAGGGTAACCCAACTGGTGGTGTTGCACACATATATCAGCAAGTAAAATTATTAATAGAGTATGGGTACAACGCATATATATTACATGAAGATGTAGACTATCATGGTGTATCTGATTGGTTAGGTAAAGAATACGCTGAATTACCACATGTAGCTATTAAGGCTCAAAACCATGAAATATCTAACCATGATTTCATTATTATACCAGAAGTTTTTGCTAACGTTATGGAACAATGGAAGAATATACCGGCTAAGAAAATTGTATTATCACAATCATATGACTATATATTGGAATTACTTAATATAGGTGCTAGTTGGGGGTTATATGGTATAAATGATGTTATTACCACAACACAAAATCAAGCTGATTATATTAAAACATTATTCCCAAATATAAATACATATATTATACCGGTATCAATACCAGATTATTTTAAATGCAGTGATAAACCAAAAAAACCAATTATATCAATAGTTTCTAGGGACCAAAAAGAAGCGGTTAAAATTGTTAAATCATTTTATTTACAATACCCAATGTATAAATGGATTACATTTAAAGAATTACGTGGGATTCCCAAGAAAGAATTTGCTAAAGCATTAGGTGAGTCGTGTTTAACCATTTGGGTTGATGAAATAGCTGGTTTTGGTACCGCACCAATAGAATCAATTGAATGTGATACACCGGTAATAGGTGTAATACCTAAAATGATTCCCGAATGGATGGAAGATAAAAACGAGGAAGGTTCTGTTATTCTTAAAAATAATGGTGTTTGGACAAATAATACATTAAATATACCTGAATTAATAGGTCAATATCTTAAAGTTTGGTTTGAAGACTCCGTACCAGAAACATTACTTAAAAGTATTGAAAATAGTAAGGGTAAATATACTGAGGATATTCAGAGAATTAAATTAAAAGAGGTTTTTGATACCCTGGTTTTAAAAAGAAAAGATGAAATAAATACATTAATTAAAAACATTGATAATAAATAATTATAAGAATGGAAAGAACTGATATAAGTATTATAATACCTATCCATGAGATAGATGAAAAGACAAAACCACTACTTGGTAATGCGATAAAAAGTATATATGACCAATTAGTTAAACCAGATGAAATAATTTTTGTAATACCAAAAAATTCAACAGGTATTGAATTAGCAATTAATGAATGCGTTAATGATAGTATAAAATTTAATATTGTTAAAAATGACGGTGAAACCGACTTTTGTTCACAAATGAATTTTGGTGTTAATAACGTAAAAACTAAGTATTTTTCTTGGATTGAAATAGATGATGAATTCTCTAAAATTTGGATTAAAAATGCTGTTGAATACATTACAGCATATCCCGAAGTTGGTGTATTTTTACCATTAATCGTTGATGTTACTGAAACGGGGGCTTTCATTTCTTTTACCAACGAGGCAGTATGGGCAAATGAGTTTAGTGAAGAGTTGGGGGTACTTGACATGAATGCATTATTAACTTACCAGAATTTTAATATAGATGGTATGGTCATGGACGTTGAAACATATAAAGAGTTTGGTGGGTTAAAATCAAAAATGGTATTAACGTTTATATATGAATTTTTATTAAGATTAGTTCATAATGATGTTAAAATAATGTCATTACCAAGATTTGGTTATAAACACGTAAATCAAAGAACCGGTGGATTATTTAATACTTATAAAAATACATTAACACCTGATGAAACAAAATGGTGGTTGGCTCAAGCTAAAAAAGAGTATTATTTCAATCATGATAGGGTTATAACATATAATAAATAAATATTACATGGCTAAAAAAAGGGGGCGTAAAAGAATTACAGAAATGTATTTCGGCCCAAACGAAGAACAAGCCGTAATTAATTTTTTAGAGTCTACCGACCAAAAAGAAAGAAATGAAATATTCAAACAACAATTAGCCGCACCTCTTGATAAAATGATAGAATCTATCATAAGGAGGTATAAACTATATCGTAAAGGAATATCATTTGAAGAGTTACATACAGATACTTTATCATTTTTAATGACTAAAGCACATAAGTTCGAGAACTCAAAAGGTAATAAATCTTATTCTTATTACGGAACAATATGTAAACACTATATACTTGGATTATTAATGAAAGATGATAAGTATATTAAACAGGTATCTAGTTATGAGGATATGGCACCAACCCTTGAGAATAAGGTTGAATTATCATATCATATAGATGAAGATTTAAGCCCGACAACAATTTTAATAAACCAAATATTGGGTAAAATAAAATTAACATTAAATCAGGGTGAATTCAATCATCCATCAATAACCAAGAGACGAATACCGGAGAAAAATAAATTAACTGAAAATGAGCGAAAGGTTGGTGAAATGTTAATTGAAATTTTAAGTAATTGGGAAATTACGTTTGATGATATGGATGGTAGTAATAAATTCAATAAAATATCAATACTATCAACATTAAGAGATGGTACTAATTTATCAACTAAAGATATACGTTCTGCTATGAAAAGATATAAAGAACTTTATATTTTACTTAAAACTTCCCTAAATGATGATGAATATAGTTAAAAATTATTAACAACCAAGTATTTATATATAAATAACATATAGATAAAAATCATATCATATGCCAAGGAAAAAAAAACAGCAAGTTAAGGTTAATGATACAGCAAGTTTAGAGTGTTTAATGCAAGAAACTTACAATGATGCTTGCACTCAAATATTTGAAGCTCAAAAAACTATTAATGAAATGGTTAATGGTGCCGACCCAGAAGATGTTAGAGATTATTCAGATATTGCGGGACAAAGAACAAATGCGCTTAAAATAAAAGATTCAGCTATTAAGATTAAATTAGAATTAGCTAAATTACAAAATGATATCCTTAAACATGGTGGTGATATAGCTTCCGGTATTAAAGAACATACTAACGGACAAGCGAGTGTTGATGATTTCGAAGCTGTTAGAAATATTATTAAACAACAGAGAGAATCTAAAGAAAATTCAGATGAATATAAGTTGGATTAATATATGGGAAATAAAGATAATAAACAAGATGTTTTTAACAAAATAGCTGCATTAAGAACATTAAATGAAGGATATCCTAAATTTAATTTGACTAATTCAGTTCCATCAATTAATAATAGTGATGAGGTAATAGCTTTTTTACTTGATTTAATAATATCATTAATTGGTAGTGAGGAATTAAAGGATGTTTCAGTTGATTTTTTATCCAGAAAATTACCAGATATCGAGTTTAGTGTAAAAAACGGTATTAAAAAAACATTAAATGATGGTATGAATATGGGTACTAACCCAAAAACACCATCATTTTTAATAAATGGGTTTGATATACAAGTTAAGAATATTGATTTATTAGATAAGTTCAAAATAGACCCAAAAAGTGAGACTGGTCAATTAATTTATGATGATTCAACTAATGGGTTAAATAGTATTAATTTAGATACATTCTTATTCGAAACCGTTCAAACTGAAAACCAATCAAATTTATGGGGTTCGCAGGTTGGTGTAAATACTATATTAGATATAAAACATATTGATAATACACTTAATGTTAAATCTGGTAACGATTATAATACGAAAACATTACGTGATTTTAATAACGATTATATTGATTCATTAAAACTATTCAATCCTGATAAAGTTATCAATAGAATAATGGATAAAATATTTGGTGTTATATCTAATACGCTCGGTAAAACAAGAGATAGTTTAATTATGGAGGCTAAATTAAATGATATTATCGAAAACTTTATTAATGCAAAAGATAATGATGTTGTTGATGATAGTTATTTTCAATTTTCTAATGAACAATTAACTAACCAAGAATTCGTATCAACTAACCGTTCTA